AAGGGCACCGATGCCGGTTCTCCATCCCAGATCTACAACACTGCACTCAACAGCACGGCTGTGCTGGAGTTCGTCAAGGCCAGGCTCATCCTCGGCTTCAACAACGCCATCTATCAGCTAGTCACCGCACCCGCAGGAGCGCCTGTGGCGCTCCCTACGGCCACCTACACGCACCAGGACAGCTCTTGGGCCTGGAAGTCCATCACGGACGGCCCTAACGCCATCTACGCGGTTGGTGACTCAGGTACTCAGTCCGAGATCCACAAGTTCAGCGCCACGCTGGACGCTGGAGGACTGCCAGTGCTTGCCTGGACCGGCGTGACTGCCACCCTGCCTGCTGGCGAGATCGTGAGGGACATCTACCAGTACGTTGGATCGTTCGTCGGCATCGCCACCAACAAGGGATTCAGGGTTGGAGAGATCGACGGCAACGGTGACATCCAGTACGGCCCTCTCCTGTTCGAGCCCGACGGCGGATGCCGTGGGATCGTCGGCAGGGACAGGTTCATGTGGACCGGCACCGAGGGACAGCATGACGGAGGCTCCGGCCTCTATCGCATCGATCTCGGATCGGTGATTCAGGAGCAGACCACGCGAGCGGTACGCTATGCGTACGCCCGTGACATCTACACCGAGAGTTCACCGAACGCCGTGACATCCATCACCATGCTGGGGTCCACGGACCGCAAGGTGTTCACTGTCACCGGAGTGGGAGCATACCTTGAGGCGGACACCGAGCTGGTATCGACTGGATACCTGACCACCGGACGCATCAGGTTCAACACCGAAGAGCCCAAGCTGTACAAGTTCTTCAGCATCCGCACTCCTGCACCACTCACTGGCAATGTATCCATTGCCATCCTGTCGGAGAGTGGAGGAGATGTAACGCACATCACTTACACTCCGACCTTCGGTTCCGGTACGGCAGACGTGGGAATCAACTCTCCGTCCGGCCCTCAGAACTGGATCAAGATGAGGTTCACCCTGTCTCGCGGACCTGACACCGCTCTCGGCGGTGTCTTGAATGGATGGCAGGTGAAGGCCCTACCAGGCTCCATCAGGCAGCGCGTGATCAGCCAGGTGGTGCAGCTATTCGATGAGGAGACTGACCGCACCGGTCAGAGGATCGGCTATGACGGTTACTCTCGTCAGAGGTTCGAAGACTTCAAGGCAGTCGCCCGAGCGGGCGACGTCATTACGTACCAGGAGCTACAGGAAGACCTTTCGACCCAGGTGGTCATCGAGGATTGGGAGTTCAGGCAGGCATCGCCGCCTGGCCCCAATCAGGCGGCTCTGGGGGGGTATCTGACAGTCATTATGAGGACTGTCGCAGAGTCTACGTAGGGAGAGAGATGAACCCGGACGTTGTTGTCACAGTTCTGACTGGAGTCGCCGGTGTTGTGGGCGGATTCTTCGGGGGGAAGAGGCTTGGTAATGTCCAGGCCCAGCAGACTGCGGTGAGCGTTGTGGAGCTACTTCAGGTAGCAGTGGCCGAGCTTGAGCGGCAGGGAACCGTGAAGGATGAGCAGCTCACAGAGCTGCGCACCAGGGTTGATCTGCTTGAGTCAATGGTGACTCAGCGAGCCGAGGTCGATGCCGTACACACCGAGCTGAAGGAAGTTCACGGCGTGGTGGATCGTATCGCTGATAAGCTGGGCGCATGAAGCTCCCATGGTATACGCGAAGGATCTACGTTGTAACCACCGAAGAGGAGGCTGAGACTGTGCGCTACGTGCAGAGGGTACTCAGCCTCCGCGAGACTGGAGAACTGGACGAGACGACGCAGTCCCACATCCGTGGGCTGCAAACCCTGTTCGGCCTCCGGACTACTGGCATCATCGACGATGCCACGGCAGAAGAGATCGAACGAATCTGGCCATACGGAGCGTAATGCCATTCCCGAAGAAGTACACCGCAGCCGAGAAGGCGAAGATGAAGAACAAGAAGATGGGCAACAGGCCCATCGCCAAGAAGGTCGCTGCTGCGGCCAGGAAGCGTGGCAAGAAGTGACGAGCTACTTCAAGGATCTACTGGTCCGTGTCGGCGCCACGTTCGCCTTCACGTTCCTGTCCCTGTTCAGCCTGGAGGATCTGGGCACCGCTGACAACGCCGCTATTGCAGGCGGAGCGGCAGCCCTGGCTCTCGTGCAGGCTGCACTGGGTAAGTATGTGGGTGACCGGAACAACGCCGGTATCACCAAGTAAGACAAGAGAGGGGCGCCTTGCGGCGCCCCTCTTTCTGCGTTCTACCAGACGGAGCCGGGCTCCTGGGGAACCGCGTCGTACTCCGCCTGCCGCTCCACGTCATCCAGTCGCCAGAAGGCGACCTCCACGTGAACCTCCACGTAGGGGAGGAGCTTCATGCACATGTCCAGGATCTCCTCGGAGAGGACGTGGTCCAGGCCCGGAAGCTCAGAGGCCAAGACCTCATCCAGGTATGTGCGGTCTACGCTCGACTTGCCGTTCAGCTCGACAGCCCTCTTCAGGGTGATGCCAGCGAGAGCGCGGACAGTTTCCTTCTGCATGCTTAACCCTCCGGGTCTTGACGCCACTCTTGGTAAGTGAACTCTTCGTTGATACGCCCCTGCTGGGCGTTGGCTCGGGACTCCTTGAGGCGGTCTCCGGTGGAGCCACCCTGCACTCCAGCCAGGTCCATCTCGGCCTCACGCTTGGCCTGTGATGCCTTCACCCAGGCATCGCGCTTCTTACCCAAGCTCACTCACCTTCTCTATGTAAACGAGGGGGACACCCTCATCGATGGTCACCTTGGTCGCGGAGATCCACTTCCTGGTCTGTCTCTTGTGATAGCGGATCTCTACGTAGTGCTTGGTTCCGCTGACGTGAGTGCCCATGTAGAAGGCCAGCCTGGGCTGGCCACACTCCACGACCCTCGCGTTGATGTACTTCACCTGTACTCCCTGATGGTCAGCCGAAGCCTCCCATCAGGGAGGCGTTCGACTACAACCTTCCTCACGCCAACTGTCTGAGCAGCACGCCGCTCACGCCATTGACGAAGGGGCGAATCACGTCCTCGTCGAAGTTGTCAGAGAAGTGGAACTCCAGGATGACGGACGTGACGCCGTCATCTCCATCGAACTCCAACTTCACGGTCGGGTTGTCCGGGTTGGGCTCAGTTGCCACGGCTTCCCTCCGGCTTCGGAGGGTGAGTCGGGGTGCGAGTGGGAAGCTTCTCGTCACTCATCAGGCCAGTCCTCGCTTTCGTCAGGGTCGATGGTGCTGGGATGGGGAGCGTCGTGCTCCATCGGCTCCTCGGGGCTACCCATTGTTGGGCGGGTAAGGTCCGGGGAGGTTGGGCTTGGGGTGTTCCTTGCCCGGAGTCCGAGGCGACGGCTTGCCGCCGCTCGCCTTCCAGAAGGGACAGCCCGTGTCGCAGCCACGAGTGCATCCGTGGATACAGGATGGCATGTCACACCTCCGTCGGGAGGTCGGGAGCGGCGGCGTCGTAGTCCAGGTTCAGGTTACGAGCCAGGACGTTGAATCCGACACGCTCTGCCAAGATCTCTTCGAGACCCTTCTTCTCTTCGCCACCCTTGCGGAGGACGATGAGAGTGATGTCGGCAGCCTGCTTGCGGATCCACTTCCACTCCACGCCAACGACCGTATAGTCCTTGGACATGTAAGTGTAGGGTACCTGCACGTAGGGCTTGCGGCCCCACTTGTCAGGCTCAGCGGACTCGTCGGGAGCCCACCGATGGGACTGCTGCTCTATGTCCGGAGCGCCACGCTCGTAAGCGTAGATGCTCCGCTTGTAGGGCACCTGGATGGTGACGCGCCCGGAGTCAAAGACTCCGGACACGCGACCGACCTCAGGATTGTTGGAGTACTTGTTCCGGGGGCAGGAGAGGACGATGTCGCCCACCTCTACCTCGACCCCGAAGGAATCCAGCCGCTTGGTCATGTCAGCCTGCCGGACATCCGCAGTGCGGCGGGAAGTGCGGCGGCCTGGTGCAGTTGTGTCCAGTCACTTCTTGTCTCCTCGCTTCACCTCTGCTGCCAGCCGGGAAGCCCCGAACTGTGCGTCGAACGATGCGCCCTTCTTGGCGGACTCGTCCTCGGTCGGATGCGGACCGGGGCCGTGAGGCCCCTGGATGTCGTTCGCGTCCTGACTGCCGCTGTGCTTGCCCATCAGATCTTCTCCTCCATCTCGATGATGTAGTACTCGTCGGTCTCGATGCCCGTTCCGTACTCGCCCTCCACCACGACGCTGTTCGCGTCGTCCTCGACGTAGACATCGAGATCCTTGGCGATGTCGCTGATCTCGTCCATCGCCCCCTGAAGGGTGGCGTGGAGACTGGTGACCTCAGTGGTCACCTGCTCCGTCCCGTGGAAGGTGGTCTCGTTCAGGATCAGGTACTTGGTGCTCACTTGCGGATCCTTGTCCTCAGTGCTTCCGCTCCGGAAGCTACCCATATCGAGTTTACATCTTCTCTGGCAGGGAGTTCAACCCTTACGGCGTTGACTTCCTGGACGACTCGGTCGGCAAACTTCTTGCCAGCGTCATCGCCCTCCTGCCAGACATACACGCGGGTGAAGTCCTCGAACACAAGGTTCCAGTGCTCCTCCCACTTCGTAGCACCCGGCACACCCACGCAGGGGATACCGGCAAGCGTGCTACTGAGGGCGTCGATCTCTCCCTCGGCCACCGCAATGGCGGTGCCTGCTCCGTCCAGTGCCTGCACATTGTACAGGTTGGAGGACAAGCCCTGCCAGTGCTGATACTTCCCGTGACCCATGTCCTTGCAACTGTGGTCCTGGATGCACCGGAAGTTCATGTTGACACAGCCAGCACCCGTCATGTATGGGATGGCCAGCCTGCCAACCAGTCGTTCCTGGCCTGGCAATGGATCACGTACTACGCCAAGTCCGGCGGAGAGCGCGGCTGCCGGATCGATTCCCCGACCTGCCAGATACTCTTCGGCCTCCGTCAGGTGTGCCGCGTACGTCTCCTGCGCTCTTGCCAGCAATTTCCTCTGCACGACGGAGAGACTCCCCATACGAACAGTTCTCCCTCTTCTTGATCAGGGTGATTGCGTCACCCTTGATGTCGCACGTATGGCAGACGAACACGTTGATGATGGTATTGACCGAGGCCGACTTGCTTCTGTCTGCCCCATGGAAGGGGCAGGCGTAGGCGTACCAGCCTCGGTCCTCCATCACATCCTCGCCACCATAGTGCACCAGGATAGGGCCCAGCGGGAAGCTGGGCCACTCCCTCTCAGCCCGTTCCCTCCGAACCATAACCGGCCTCCTTGAGGAGCGCCTTGAGAGTATCAACTCTCATGCAGACCACCCACTCGCCGATGTTGGCTTCGCCTTGGCCGTTCATCCGGAGGACTGCGGCGCCCTTGTACATGCCGAACGTGGCTTCCTTGGTCTCCGTCTCGATCTGCTTGAGTGCGGCGAGTGGATTGAATCCAGTCCGGGCCTTCAGCTCGAACCAGACTCCAGGCGTGCCAAGAATGTCACGCCCCTGGCGCCCAGCGCCAGTGGGTTCGGCGTACGGAAAGATGTCCCTGATGTACTCAGCGAACACCTTCTGACTCCGATAGCCTCGATGCTTACGACTCTGACTTGCCATGGCTGGGGCACCAGCACTTCCTCTTGGCCCATCCACATACTGGGCAGTCGGCCATCAGGACTCCCTGAAGGACTGGCAGTTGCTGCACTTCAGTCCGTACTTGCCGTTCTCCCATGTCGGGATCAGGCAGGGCTTACCGCAACACATCAGTCCTCCTTGAACAGATCGATCTTCTGGTTGTCAGGGACCCCGGCACCGTCATTGAACAGTGCGCCAGTTACCGAGTCGTCCTCCTCGATGAGGCACAGCGCTGGCCGTGCCTTCATGCGGAAGAACTTCTTAGCCATTGCATCTTGCGGACCGAACCGGTTCTTGACGACTGCCACATCGATGGACTCGTTGTGTGCGTCACCCCAAAGCGTGAGGATGGTCGTCGGGAGCTGGTTCGCCTTGCCCATGATGGCACTGCGGGGCGGAGGAGTTCCGCCCTTGGCAGACTCTGATGTGTGGTGAACAATGGTGAGGGATGTCTGCTGATCCCTCGCCATGACCTTGAGTTCGGCCATGAGCGCCCAGTAATTCTGTTCACCGGCACCCTCGTAGTCGACATCCATGAGGATGTCGATGACAGTGTGGTACGGGTAGACGCCGTGTACTTCACGGAACGCTTCGGCTTCACGCCACATATGCTCCAAGGTGGGCGCCGCGTGGAACGACCACTTGACGTGGCCGAACTGACGCAGCGCATCGGAGTTGGTGTGGTTCCCCGACATGATGATCTCTTCGGACTCTTCAGTCGTGAGACCAGTCTTCATGGACAGCACACGAGTGGCCATCGTGAAGTCGTCGGAGTCGGAGGAATGGTACAGGGTGGGAACGTCGGTCCCCATCTGGTCAACGATGTTCAACATCATGACCGTCTTCATGGATCCGGGGGGACCGGCGATAAGTTGTATCGAAGACCGCCTGAAGGTAATCTTTTTCTGCTCGAAGATGGGCCACGGCGCAGGCAGCGGCTCACCCGACGACAGTCCTCTACGAACTGACCTGAACAAGGTCTTAATGGCGAGCCTCCTTACAGGGGCGGCAGCGGCGGTAGCCATCGCCGCCTATGTACCACTCGTCATGACCTCGCTTGCACGTTGCCCTCTTGGGATTCCACTTGCGAATCCCCTTGTTGGCCTCGCGCTCCCGAAGGATGTTTACTTGATGGGTTACCGCTTCAAGATGTGCGGGATTTACGCACAGCCTATTGCGACAGGTGTGGTCGATGGGCAGATCCCCAGGGTCACCCTTGATCATCTGGTACGATGCCCGATGGGCCAGTACCGAGTAGCCCTTATTCTTGCCCGAGCCGAACTGGCCGTACCCGTTGTTAAGGGTAGGGCCAGTCCAGTTCCAGCAATCATCCGTCCAGCCGACCGCAACCCTTGGCCAGAACAGCTCGGCTGCGGTCTTCAATGTCAGTCCCGGTTCTTGATCTGGGCCTCGTAGAGCTTCTTCGGGAAGGGACCCTTGCTCTCCGGGTCGTCAGCCGTGTACTCCATGGCCAGCATGGAGCCCTCGATCAGCTTGCCTCCGGCACGCACCGCCTTGCGCACGGCCTTCAGCTTCTCCCCCTCCAGCCGCATGGAGACAGGGTCTCCAGCCTTGGTCTGGCCGATCACGAGGATGGCGGGGATGGGATCGTAGGGGAGCTGAAGGTTCAGCTCCGACTCACGCACCTTCTTCTGGGACTGGAAGTACAGTCGCTCCTTCGGCGCTCCGTTCACGAACTCGCGGACGGGCACGGACTTGGGAGCCTCGGTGATGAGGATGATGTGCTTGGTTCCGACGGTCTCGAACTTCACGCCGGGAGGGGTGGCGGAGCCACCAAGGATGTCGTCGACACTGCTCATAGATTGATTCGCTTTCTCTTAGCTGAAGTCCCAGTCACTGCTGACAGTGTCCCAGGGCTTGCTCTCTGTGGTTGATTCGTCGGACGACTTGTCCCACGGCTTGACAGGCTCAGACTCGTCGATCTCGGTAGCTCCGAGCCCATCGCTGAGCATCTTCGCAGCCTCGTCGACGGCCTTGTCCTCCGCCTTCTTGGACCATGAGTCAGCACGCTGGAGCTGACCAGTACTGGGGTGCTCGAAAGCCTGAACCTCAGCAGTCTGGTAGTCCTTGATGTACTGAGCGTAGTCCTCGGCCAGGGTGACCGGATCGGGAAGGCTTTCGCCTTCCGACACAGTGAACTCCAGGTAGCCGTAAGGGACCTTCTTCGACGGAATCCGGTAGGTGAGGTCCACTAAAAAGGGAACCCTTCATCTTCGGATCGGTCATAGTACGTCGCCCTCTTAGTGCCGGGCGACTCGATCAGACAGTTCGGAGCCTGAACACAGAAGCGGCAATGGAAGCCAGCGTTGGCCTTCCAGATCTTCTCCTTGACAGCCTCGTACATTGTCTGATAGCGAGCGCCTAGAGCGCTCGCATCCACCTCTGTCAAGCCCTTGACGGGGCGAGCATTGGGTGCGTCTGGATTGACCATGGCCCAGAGTCCGACATCGAACTTGAGTGAGCCATGGTCGGTGAATGGATGGTCGTTGCCGGACAGCGGAGTCGAAGTGTTCAGCAGAGCAGCGTACGTCTCTAGCTGTAGGTTGTTCTTCGGCTTCTGCTTTCCAGACTTCCAGTCCACGATCACTGGTCCGTGCTTCTTGTGCTCGCCGACGATGTCGACGAACGCTTTGACGGGAACCTCGCAACCGGGAAGCATACCGGTTGCCTCGTACTCCACTTCCCATACATCGATGTCTTCGAGGAACGCGAGAGCGTTCTCGTAGCATCGCTTCACCAGGTCGAGAGCCTTGTCACGAATGACAGGATCATCCTGACTGCCACCGGAAAGCCAGTTGACATCGATGGGATCGATCTTCAACTGCTTCTCGATGAGTGGGTAGAAGACTTGCTCGGCCGTCCTGGTCAGAACGTAGCCTGACCCTTGGTCATCAGCCTTGAGGTACTCTTCCACCATCTCGTGTACTGCGGTACCGATAGGGAAGAACCTAACCAGGTCTGCTTCTCTTCGGCATGCTTCACCTTGCCCAGGTAGTACGAACGAGGACACTCCTCGTATCGGGCAAGGGAGCTGTAAGACATATGCTCGGGAGCGACAGACACATAATCACCTCCCGTACTTAGCTACCACGTCAGCGTACCATCCGCCAGGCGTGCCGCGACGGAGATTCTCCTTGCGGGTTACTGGTTCGAGGTGATCAGGATTGACGCACCTGCGATTCCTGCATCGATGGTCCAGATCGAGAGACTTATCAACCGGGCCCACGAGGATCTCATATGCATACCGATGTGCGTACACATACTTGACCTTACCTCCACCGGGGTGGAGTGTGTACTTTCCGTACCCTCCAGTCTTGCCGATCGCGGCCCGCCATTCCCAGCACGGGCCGCTTGCGTCGACCTTAGACCAGAAGCGTAGGTTCTCAGGATCGAGACCCCACTTGCTTCCCATGCATTCCTCCAAGGGGGGAGGTTTAAGGTGACCTACAGTCCCAGGCGGGGCCTCAAACCCGTCGCACCTGGTAACAGTACCGGCAGTCATGCCGTCGTGACAGTGGGTAATCCCCCTGGTGGAGGGGGCCGGGTTGACCGGCGACGCGAGTCTTTAACCGTTGTCTTCACCACTGCTCTGCGCGTGTGGACAGGATTCGAACCTGCGCCTGGGCCTCTGGCCCTGTTCTTCCGCTGAACTACCACACTCATCCAACTGATCAGGAGGGATGCAACCTGCTGGACCGTCGTCCTGCCCGGTTCCTATAGACTACATCATCCTGACGCTTCCCGCTCCTCCGTGCGTACCTTCCGCTGGCGGAGCTTGTTGTTCACCCGCTTACACTCCTTGCACCGTCCGCCACCCTTCACAAGGTGACCACGCCCACACTCCCTGTCACCGACAGGCTTGCCGGTCTTGGGGTTCCGGGTCTTGGCTCCGACGGGACGGCCGACGTTGGCGTACCTCTTGGCGTCGTTGACCAGCCCGACGGGAGGCAAGCCCCCACGCACGGTCCAGTACTTGTCATCCCGGTCGGCAGCCTCGCCACACTTGAGCATGACGGGGCACTCGATGCAGATCTCTTCCGCCAGGCGGAAGTTGGTGTCGTTGAACTCCACTCGCTGCTGATGGTTCATGCCTTCGCATGCAGGGGAGTCCCTCTCATAGAACTCGAAGAGTCCAGGAGGCTTGCCCCGGCAGTTGGCCCGCAACGTCCACTCATCCTCGGCTTCACCTGTGGACAAGTGGGACGTGCTGGGCCTGATGACGCCCATCAGTTGATCGAGAGGTTGCGGATGTAAGCGGCAGACAACCCGAACTCCAGGGCCAGAGCCCTGGCATCCTCGCCTTCACGGCAACGTCTGACCACCTCTTCACGCTGGAGAGGGGTGACCTTCGAGCGCCGCCGAGACGCCCTGAACGCGTTGCTGATTCCCTCTTTGAAGTTGTCACGCGCCACCTGTCGGGCGGGCGTCCACTCCTGTCGGGCGATGCTCATGCTCTCTCCTTGCTTGTTAGCGTACAATGTAGGTCATGGCAGTCAAGACATCGGTGATAATCCCCGACATCCAGCACCCGTTCCATGACAGCCTCGCACTCACCAAGATCATCAAGGTGATCGAGGACATTCAGCCGGACGCCATCCTTCAGATCGGCGACGCTATCGACTTCCCTCAGGTCTCTCGTTGGACCAAGGGTACTGCGGGCGAGTACGCCCCCACCCTTCAGAAGCACATCGACGGCTTCAAGGGAGTCCTAAGGGACCTGCGTGACGCTGCTCCCAATGCTGAGATCACGTGGCTGGAGGGCAATCATGACCTCCGACTGCGTGATTTTGTAAAGCAGTACGCTGCACCGCTCCGGACTCTGGATGCACTCACAACGGAGAGCCTCTTCGATCTTCCGCTGGTGGGTGTTGACTACGTTCAGGGTCCGCATCGTGTTGCAACCAACACATACGCGGTGCACGGTCACGAGTCCAGTGGCTATGCCAGCACTCCACAGGCGTGGGACACTAAGTTCGGTAAGCGGTACGGGACCGACAAGTCGATCATCTTCGGGCACACCCATCAGCCCTTCCTCCTCACTCGTGCTTACGGGTTCGAGGGCAAGGTCACCCCTCGCTTCACGATGAACGTTGGGTCCATCATGGATCCCGTCCAGGCGTCGTACGTCAAGGACGGAAGCGTCAACTGGGTCATGTCGTTCGCGCTTCTGCGCGACGACGGCAAGCGTGTGTACCCAGAACTCATCACGATGGTGGACAGGGGGTTCTACCTGAATGGAGTCAAGTACTGAGTGGTTCGAGTACTGCCGTACTCTGTCGCCACAGATTCGCATCATGCAGGAGCGTGAGCGTAAGCTCGGTGAGGTGCTCAACTGCGATGACTGCCAGACTCCCGAGGGATACTCGCCCTGCCCTGTCCATCCTGAAAATTCCTAGCTACTGAGGAGTAACATCATGGCCCTAGATCCGGCCAAGTTCACACCGATGGTGAAGAATGTGGCCCGCTCCGTGTCTGGTCAGTTCCCCACCTCGGTAACCATGGAAGACACGGAGCAGGCGCTCTGGCTCTGGTTGTACGAGAAGCGAGCCAGTGTGCTGCAAACGGTGCAGGACAGCCCCGATGAATGGGAGGCTAAGATCGCTGGCACCATGCGCAAGGTGGCTTCCAGCCACTGCGCGCGAGAGAAGGCAGCAACAGAAGGATACTCGCTAGAGGATCTCTACCGCTACTCCATTCCCAAGATCAAGTCCCTTCTGCCGGACATCTTCGAGTACACAGACTGGCAGTCGTTCGGCTCGAAGGGAGACGGCCAGCCGGGCAGTAAGCCGCTGGCCAATCAGACTGGCGACAGGGTCGCCGAGCTGGTAGACATCAAGGCAGCCGTCAAGCGGCTGCCGGACAGCACGAAGGAACTCCTCTACCTGGTCCACGTGTACCACTACACCGTGGAGAACCTGGCCGAGCACTTCGAGATCTCGGTCGAGGCTGCCAAGAAGCGCCTCACGCGGTCGTACGGGGCCGTTCAGAGGGAGCTGGGGCGCGGGGACCCGGACGCCCGGCCCGGCCCCTCACAGAGGCGCACAGTCCGCTCGAACGCGGCGTGGAGGGCTAGTCAGGCCAGCCAGTACGAAGGCTGAGGATCCAAGAAGGGGCACACCTCCGGGTGTGCCCCAATTTGCATGCTCAGGGCCAGAAGGGCACGCTGACAACCGCAGCGATGATTGCCCAGCAGAGGAGTGCGAGAAGAATGGTGGCAAGCTTGTCACTCTTCATCGGCACGCCTCTTGTTGATGAGGTTGTCGATGGCGACGTTTCCACGTGCCTCGTTGTTGTCCTCCAGCGCCTCGATGATCTCATCTATCCACTGGTATGCGGACAGGAGACCGTCAGCCAGATCCTCGGCAAGGATCCGCTTGTACTGTGCGTAGATTCCGAAGCCGACGACGGCAACGATAGACACCACCGCCTGGACGATGATGATCTGGTCCGCGTTCACACCTTGACCATGCGCTTGAAGTCGTGCACGCTCAGGGTCTGGATGTCCTCGGTGCCGGTGGCCGTGATCATCTTGGCCACGGCCTTGAGCTTGCCGTCGCCGTACGCCGGATTGTCGACTTGGTAGATGTCGAGGATCTTCCAGACGTCCGAGCGCGAGCCGGTGATGAACTTGTACTTCTGGTCCACCTCGTAGAACGACGGCACGTCACTGTACAGGTACCACTGGGTGTCGGACAGCAGGTACAGCCTGCCGTTGCTGCCCTCCACAACCACCTGGTAGGGAGCAAGCAGCTTGATCTCGCAGACCATGCCACCCGTACGCTGGATCTTGTTGCCCACCTTGTGCGTGAAGCTCACGTTCTCTCCTTGTTGTAGTACTTCTCCAGGTTGGCATTGCTGTCAGCCTGAAGGATCCCAGAGTTGATGTCTCGAAGCAGGACACACTTGTCTCCCACCTCAAGCACCTCATAATGACGGCGACGCTGAAGGAGAGAGAGCTTGTCTCCTGCCTTCCATCCATCCTTGTTCTTGCCGGGTCCACCGGCCTTGGCTGCGGATGGAGTAAGAATCCTCCAGAAGCGACTGTCGTACGGCACGAAGGTGCCGTAGTCCGAGCCAGCGTCGATGACCCACGCGATGAGCGGGCCACCTGAGAACTCTTCCCCGATCCAGGCCACATGGTAGACCTTGGATGTAACGGCAGGCGTCTTGAACGCCATGCCTACCTTCGGAGGCTGAGGAGCTTCGGTCACATCGACAGACCACATGTCGTAGATGCTGTCGACGATTCGCGTTGCCACATCCTGAACGGAACGGTCGTTGTCAACCGCCCAATCCAGGAACTCAGCTATCCTCTTGATCTGCGCTGGCCTTGACGGTACGGCCATACTCCTCCTTCAACTTCTGGAGGTACGCGTCACGAGGGCCCTCGTGACCGAGGGCCTCATCGAGCACGTTCTCAAACAAGTCACCAAAGGCGTGAGCCTGCTCAACGTCGACCTCCAGGCGCATGGCGAGAATGTAATCGCCAGGACTGCGGTAGGTGGATAGGCACGTGCACTTCAGGTCCTGCATAGATCCTCCTTTCATGGACCCAGAGGCTCGCACCAGAAGGGGGAGAGAGTCACCTCCTGATGCCAGCTTCAAGGTCCACGCCCGGAGGGGCGTGGTCCTCTTTCCACTCTAGACCACCGGGTCACCCGAGAGGGCGTCGAACTTGCCGGTCTTCATGCCGGTCTCGTCGTCCCGGTTGGGGTACAGCGTCTGGCCCTTGGCCGCAGCCTCGGATGCCATTCCCCACGGAGCACCGGCATCCTGGGATGCCTGTGCGTTCGCGAAGTAGTTCACGGCGGGCTCGCTGACCTTGACCAGCTCCTCGCGGAGCTCAAGGTCCCGGATCAGGTCGTACGATCCAGACTCGTTGCGACGGGCATCACCCATCTTGTCCAGCGGAACGCCTGCCTTGTGCAGGGCGGCCCCCACGAGGCAGCCAGGCGTGGCGTTGTTGAAGTCCAGGATCGTGTACTCCTCCTGGTCCTCGTCCCACTCGCGGTTGACACCGTGAACGTACAGGCAGGAGGACGAAGAGTCCTCCTTCTCGTAGACGAAGTCTTCGCCGCGCTCCTTGATGCACTCTTTGACGAGAGCCTTGGCGCGGTCCAGATCGATCTCAATCATGTCTCTCCCCTTGTGCTTGGAGTTCCGTGGTGTCACGGAGAGGGATGCACAGAGCGAACAACTACCTCAGGTTGACAAGACCCTATAGCGGCAGCCCCTACTTATGTTTCGGGAACCCTGTGCATCCTTCACCGCGCACGGCCCCGAAGGGCCGTGACGGAGTCATGCTACTCGATCAGGCGTCGAACAGGAACTGCGAGCCACCCCACTCAACGAGGCTGTAGTCGTCGATCAGGTACTGACCGTACTCCTCGTAGTCGAAGTGGCGTTCCAGGTGCTCCTCCAGGGACTCGCCCTGGTTGCTCATGGTCTCCTTGGCGTACTCGGCGTAGTCACCGTCGAACGCCTGGCAGTACTCGTCCTCCGGGGTTTGGAAGTCGTCGAAGTCGAACCACTTCCAGCCCGTGTTGTCGATGTACGCGAGGATGGCTTCATCCTCGCAGTAGTGCTTGCCGTCGATCAGCCACATGTAAAGCTGCGTGACCTCACGGATCCAGTCCGTGCTGCCAGCGTCGTGGCCGATGTTCAGCTCGTTGCCGTCCTCATCGTCGACCGTCAGGCCGGTGATGTCGTTCAGGCGGTTGCCGTTCTCCAGCGCCCACAGGGCGATGTGGTGCACCAGAAGGGCGTGCATGGAGTCTTCGTCGATGACGTCGGAGTGAAGCCAGACATCATCGAGATCTATCTCCGTCTTCTCGCCGTCCGGGCACTCCACATACAGAGTCAAGCTTGCCATGTCCCTACTCCTCGCTTCCGACGCCACGAAGGGTGGCGGCGATGTTGGCGTCGTAGCTCTCGTCCTGGGACATTACTTCCAGGAAGGCGAGAATGTTGGCGTTCCGCTGACGCAGAACCACCTTGACGTCCTCGCGGAGGTAGAAGCTGGTCCGGTTGATGGTAGCCGCCGGATCCAGGTCCTCCACGAGACCGCGAGCAGTCGGGACGCTGACCCTCAGCTCTTCTACGAGCTGAGAGACAGTGACCACCTTGTCGGTGTCGATAATTGCCATACTCTCTCCCTCGGGTTTCCCCTAGCTGGGGTAGCAACGCTCACCCCGGAGGGTGAGCATCACTGTCACGGCTAGGAGGGGATCAGGCCCTCCTTGACGGAGGACATGACCATCTCGTGAGATGCGTGCATGATCTCGGTCAGGCGCTCGTTGAACTTGGACGTGTCCGAGCTGAACGGGTTCAGGTCCAGGAACTCTTCGAGACGCGGGTCGTTGGGGCTGAGGAAAGTCTCCTTGAAGACGGTCGCCTTCTCCAGCTCGCCGGAGCCCTCGGCCAGGACGTCCCCAAGGG